TTGTCTTGTATTATTAACTAAATCTGCTGGATTATTAGAGCTCAAACTTAATGCTGCTCTTAAATCGTTTGGTAAATCTTTATCTGTTCTAATACCTGAAGATTCAAATAATAATTTAGTAGAGGGTTTATAATCTACAAAAGCTGATTCTAAATCAAACTCTCTAGATTTCTCATCATTTGCAATATCTTTTTTAATTTCTTTAATGGATGATTCCATTAAATTTATGTCATAACCACTATTCTCTAAAAATGATTTTCTATTTTCAACTTTAGGTATAGCTTCTGATTTAAAATCTTCTAATGAAATGTTTCCTGAAAGATAATTTACTATAGTGTCTTTATTTACTTTAGGATATTGACTTTGAAGTTTTTCGTATATTGCAGTTTGATTTTCATTTAATTCCATAGTGCATTATAATGATTTATTTTTTAAAAACTCTTTCTTTTCTTCTTCTAACATTTTATCAATATCTTGTTGATCTTGTTCTGTAGTTTCTTTAAATATTTCAAAATTAGTTTTAGATGTAGGTGTAATTTGTGGTTTTAAAGTAGAATAGAAATAAGCAGACGCAACTCTAAATGGACTACTTCTATCTGCGCTTCCATAAAGTTCAGTTAATATTTCATCTGATACTTGATCATTGTATTGTTCAGCAATTTTTTCCATTGATTTATCTCTTGCATTTATTGCAAAGTTAATGTCTCCTTGATCAAAAGCTAATGTTTTAGCTATTTCACCTTCAATTCTATATGCCTCTGATGCTGCTTTTTGTGCTGAAATTAATTTTACTAAAGCTTCAGGTGTAGTTGCAGAATCACCAAGACCTTGTAATAATACTTGAATGTCTTTATCAGAAGCTGGATATAAATCTTTTACTTGAGATACGATAGCTTGTTTACTTGCTGAGTTTAATATTTCTTTAAAAGTAACATTATCTTCATCTATTAATTTTCTATTTAATTTACCATCAGAAAAATATTTATTTAATTTATCACCTATTTCTGTACCAGCTAAAACTTTTTCTATAGGAAATAAAAATGATTCTAAAGTACCAGTAGGAATATCTTTACCTTCTGATATTAATTTAAACGCTTCTAAATATCTTGTATCTAGAGCATCAAATTTATTTCTATCGCTTCTATATTTATCTATATAAGGTGTATAATTTTTAAGTATTGCTTCATCTTTAGTTCCTCTAAATCTAGGTGGTTCACCTTTCATAGCTTTTTGTAATTGTGCTTGCGATTTAATTAAATCTATATCCTGTTTTCTTCTTTTACTTGATATCGCTTCTGATTCTAAAAATCCTTTCTTCTGACCCCCGGCTATAGTACCTACTGCTGATTTAGCTTGAGTTATAGGAGTATATGAAGAAGCATCAATTAAAGTATTTAATCCAGAAAGAAACATCATTCTCTTTTCACGATCATCATAGACAGTTTCTAATTTCTTTTCAGCACCTTCAGCAATGTTTGTAAAAGCTTCTCCTACACTATTTACAAAAGTTTTAAATCCACTATCTTGTTTTTTTCCTTTTTGTAAATCTTCTATATCTTCATATTCTTCTAAATTACCTTTTGCCTCTGCAGTTCTTTCATTAAGAAGTTTTTTAGCTAATTCAGAATCAAATGCCTTACCAGTTACTTCAACTTCAACTTTTTCTGTATCTTCTGCCATTAATTTACCTTTTTAAATTCAACATCTATCTTAGAGTAATCGACCATTAAGTAACCATCGTCATTTACTATAGAAGCTTCTGGTACTTGATGCGCCATTACACCTTGATATGTTACATCATCACCTTTATATTTAAAGTTATAAATATTTATTCCACTAGGAGATTGACCAACTAATTGAATATTCTCTTTAGCTCTAATATCTGACATTGCAGCAAATGCTTGACCTGCACCAACTATTTGAGCAAATGGACTAGGAGCACCTACTGGTGTTCCTACCATTGCTGATCTTTCTTCTCCATAAGTTCTAATAGGTGCACCTGCTAGAGCACCAATCATTTGTCTTACTTGACCAGCAGGGTATTCTCTTGCTTCTATGAAATCTCTATAAGCTTCAGTTAATCCAGCTTGTTCTATTCCTCTTGATAAACTTCCAGCTTGACCTAAACCTGCTGCAGCACCAGCAAGCCCTGATAATTGTGCTTGAGCAGCACCTAACTGTGCAGCACGATCAGCAGCAAATCTTTGTGCACCTGATTCAAAACCAGCTTGTCTTAATCTAGATGATGTATCAGCAACTTGATCAAAATATCTTTCTCTACCTAAAACTCTTTCAATACCTTCTCTTGATCCACCAAAAGCTCCTGCTCCAATTGCTTGCGCAGCCATTCCTCTTTGTTGTTGACCATAAGCTTCTCCTAAATCAGATAAAGTAGATTTTATAACAGCTTCTTGATATGGATTCATATACTGTTGCATAGTAGCAGTATCATAAGTTTGTTGTCCAATTTGTGCTAATTGACCTGCTTGTGGTAAAATTTGGTTTGTAAATACATCAGACGCTGCTTGTTCTTGTGGTGTAAGTTGAGCTACACGTTGACCAGTGTAACCTTGATAAGGTTGAGTAAAAACATTTTCAGCTGTTCTTAAGGTACGTTCTTGAATTTCTTTAAAATATTCAGGTATCTGCGAAGTAACTGTTTGTGTACTTGGCGCTTGAACAACTGTTGTTGATGGTTTGAAAATACTACCCATTGATTATAAATGTTCCTCCTATATTTTTAAATCCTAACTTAGAAAAGATATTATTTTTTCTTTCAACATCTTTTCCTTGAAATATTTCGCATATTGCAGTCACTTTATGTAATAATGCGTATTCTTTAAAAACTACCATTACTGATCTAAAAATACTGTAATTACGATGTTTTGGATGTACGTGTAACCATAAAGTTCTCATAAACTTTTTATCACTATACCAAGTTTCATCTATAGTTGCAGCAAGTGTACCAACAATAGTATTTTCATATTCTACTACTATAACAAAACTATTTCTAATGTAAAATATTATATTTTCAAGAGCTTTCTTATTATTAGTATTTCCAAAGTTAAATGGAGCCTCAATAAGCCATGTTTTTAACAATTCTCTTATTTTCACAGCATCAGATATTCTAGCTGTTCTTATTTTATATTTATCTTTTTCCATCAGGTCTTACGTTTATTCTTAATGTACCAAATCTCCAATTACTACCTAATTCGTCACTTTCTATTTTAATTGAAGATTGTCTACCTCGTATTCTAGAATTATAAAAAGCTGTTGTATTTGACACTGTAATAACCTCTCCTGTAGTTTTAGAGCTATTAGGATAATCTCTAACTGATAAAGTAATAGTCGCATTACCAGTCTGATTTTTAAAGTCAGGTATAACTTTATTAATAAAAGTAAAATTTTCTCCATCTTGTATATCTCCATCACCTGATTGTATATAAGCAGTTATTGCTGATCCATCAGCATCTACTCCATCTTCATGGCGATAAATTAAAGACCTTCCTGGTGTAAGACCATATATAGTTGAAAAAGTATTTGCTGTAGAATTAGCAAAATACTCTGTAGCTAAAGGATTTAATTCTACACCATTATCTATATATGTACTTCTTGATAAATTACCAAAATACCAACTATTTTCTAAATAATTATAAATTACATATCTATCTATAAAATTAGAATTAGCTGAACAGTAGTACCAAATAACTTCAGAAAAATCAGAAGTTTGACCAGCATAAACTTGAGCATATTGAGCTTTATTTATGTCATCAAATACATGATTTAATATATTACAAGGTATTTCTTGAACAGCTCCAGCAAATCTGAAAAATTGACCATCGGACATCCAATATGCAATATCATCTATTACTATTGTACTGTTTAATGCAACAGCTCCGCAATCATTACCAAGCTGTCTAAAACCAAATATAAAAGGTGGACCAATAAAAGACATTGAATGTAATGTTGTATCTGTCCAAATTAAAATAGTTCCTTTTGAAGGTCTAGCTGATCTTATCTCAGAACCACCTGCAATTCTTTGAGACCCTGCTGAGTTAGTAACATTAGCTATCCAAGAATTGTAATTTTCTTGATCTGACCATCTTATAAATAATTTATCTTGTGAAGAAGTATTACCTATCGAAGTTTCTGTTCCCATACAAATTAAATGTCTTGTTTCTGATGAAACTACAGACAAAGTAGAAGATGTAGGAGCATTAGCAACTATGGTACATAAATTATCAGTCATACCAGCTGATTCATCCCACTCATAAGTAGCTCCATCTCTTTGAGTTAAAATTAAATCTTCTCCCCAATTATTTAAACTCCACTGTCTCATATCTAAAGTTACAGTTGAAGAAGTTCTAGGCGTTCCCCATGTACTTAAATTCCAAGTGCTTGTTCCCCAACCATAACCAAAAGTTTGTATACTAGGCCCTATATTTATTTGATATGATATATCAGCGTTAGCTGATGTAGTTACTGTAGAAGTAGCTGTACCTGGTGTTGTTACAGTATAAGCGTTAGTGTTATTAATATTTACAATTTCAAATTCATTTTCTAAATCAGTAATAGTAATTCCTCCTACATTTGCTGATACATTAGATATTGTTATAAAATCTCCTAATAAAGCACCATGTGCAGTATGATTAATTACTACATTAGAGCTAGTATCAGTTGTATTAAATACAGAAGTAAGAGTATTAGATTGTCTAATAGGAGTAATATCTTGATTATCTCCCGATCTATATACATAAACTTTTCTATCTCCTCCTATAGATTGATAACGTGTACCATCTAAACTAATCCAAGAAGTTATACCTGCGGGTCTACCTATATAATAATCTTGACTATATTTATTCCATCCTCCTATTTTTTGAGGAAGTCCTTTTCTAAATCTTATTTTATCACAATCTATCCATCTACCTTCTGCACCTGTTTCGGTGTTTTCAGTGTCTAATCCAGGTTGAAAATTAAGTTGAGTTAAAGGCATAATTCAAAGTATATAACAAAAATTGTAAAAATATAGTGATATTTTAATAGTATTATAATATACTACCTTTTAAACCAAGATGGAAGACCTAATTATAATGCTATTACTTTATATTTTCTTTATAATATTGAATGCATTCAGTTATTGTTTCATCTACAGATAATTTTTAAGAGTTGTTAACATCCCAAGTAGTTGTTTCTTCATTCCAAGTATATCTATTGTCATCATCTGGATAAGCAACCGGTGCTTCCCATTGACAAGTATCTTCATTTAATATCCAACTATTATAAGGTTTTGGTGAAATAAAAGCATCTCTATCTTCATCATAAGTATAACCTTTTGATGGAAAATTTTTTCTAAAAGGTGTTCCATCATTAATGTGAGATCCACTATAAGTGTTATATGAACATTGAACCCAAACTGACCAACCAGTTAATTTAGTTAAAAAGTCAATTCCATTAACTTCTTGTTCTACTCCATTACTGTCATGTAAAACTTCATTTGCTATTGATTGAACTTCAATCACTTTTGAATTTAAACCTATTTTTGCGAAATTAGCCATTATGCTGTGTAACTCCCACTTCCTGTAAATTTCATTATTGTATTTGAACCTGATGTTGTAACTGTTGGAGAACCAGTTGTAGTTCCAGAATAAGCAGAAGTTGGAACACTTAAAATAACAACTCCACTTCCTCCTGTACCTGATGTACCACCATAATCTGCACCACCACCGCCTCCAGTATTAGCAGTACCGTTATTTTGAGTACCTCCTGCACCATCACCGCCTCCACCTGAGCCTCCAGTACCATTTGTTCTCGATCCATCAGCACCACCTCCGCCACCAGCATAAGTTACTGATGAGCCTGTTATTGAGGATGCAGAGCCATCTCCTCCATCTCCACAAACACTACCATCTCCATTTCCACCTACTTCACCAGCACCGCCTCCGCCACCAGTACCTTCAGTTCCAGAAATTTGAGAATCTCCACCATCATTTCCTTGTGATGGAGAAGTGCTTGGAGTATTACCAGAACCACCTAAATTTACAGTTGCTCCACCACCGCCATTTCCAGCGCCTCCACCAGAGCCACCATCTCCACCTTGTCTTACAGCTGAAGATTCAGAACCTCCTCCACCTCCTCCAGCAGAAGTTATTGTTGTAATTCCTGAACCAGATATTGAAGAATCAGAACCATTTGAACCTCTTACATTAAAAGCAGTAGCACCAGCACCACCAGAGCCAACAGTTACAGTATAAACACTTGATCTAGCTAAATTTAAAGTTCCTGTTCTAAAACCACCAGCACCACCTCCGCCGCCTCTATCTGAATTTCCTCCGCCGCCAGCACCGCCACCGACTACTAGAACGTCTGCTATAACAGCTTGTTCATCAGTTACATCATCATCAGAAGTTGGTATCCAACCTTGTGTTGCACCTGAATAAACTATTCTTACTGATTGTCCATCAGTTTCATATACAGCATTAGCTGTTCCACCTTGAAAATTTAATCCATTTCTATTTAAAGTAACTGCGTTAGTTCCCCAAGTTCTTGCATAATCAACTATTTCTATGGTATCTCCAGCACTTGCAGATGATGGAAGTGTTACTGTTATTGCAGCACTTGTTGTATTAATCCAATATCCCTCTCCAGCTACTGCTGTAAATGCAGAAGTTTTAATACTGGATTGCCATGACAAAACACCTTCTACAGCTCCGTTGTCAATTACTGTAGTTCCGTCTGAAATAACCCCCATTATGAATCTCCTTCTATCTTAGATAAATTAATTTTAAACTTCTCTCCAGATATATTATTTAACATAAATATATCATCTTTTCCCTCTTGTAAAGTCCAATTTCCTTTGGTTCCATCTACAACATTTCCTTGATTTTTAGCTTCATTAGATAAATGTAAATCTCCTGTATATAAGTTTTGCCATACTGCACTTTGAGATCCTAAATCGAAAGAATCATTTGTTCCAGGTATAACATTACCTGTTACAGTAATTTCACCTGTCACAGCAACATTACCTGT